GCATCGAGATGGCCAAAGCCTTTGAAAGCGACAACACCGTGTCCATGGTGGACGGCAACGGCGAAATCATCACCGAACCGGAATCTATGCCTAGTGCATCCGAACAGCCGGAGCTGCACACCGGGAAACCGGATGTCGGCGATGGTCAGGGCGCTCTGCCTCATGGGGATATTTCTCAGGGTGAACCGACGACCGTAGAAACGGTAGTTGACCTCAGCTCGTTATGATCGACTACAACATCATATCCACCGGAAGTCAGGGAAATGCGGTGGTGATCGAGCACAAAATCCTCATTGATTGCGGGGTTTCGTTCAAGGCACTGGCAGCGGAATACCGGACGTTGAAGCTGGTGCTGCTGACCCACATCCACAGTGACCACTTTCATCCATCCACATTGCGGCTGCTGGCCTCCAACCGGCCGACGCTCCGCTTTGCCTGCTGTGCTTGGCTGTGCAAGCCGCTGGTGGATGCAGGGGTGCCGGTCTCGCAGATTGACGTTCTGGATCCGGGACACCTGTACGGATACGGAATCTGCAACGTCATTCCGCACATGGTCAAGCACAATGTTCCCAACTGCGGGTGGAAGGTCTGGCTGGACGGGAGAAAGCTGTTTTACTGTACCGACATGAATAACCTAAACGGCATTTCCGCCCCGAACTATGACTTGTACATGGTTGAGGCCAACTATGACGACAAGGACATTCAGGCCAAAATTGCAGAAAAGAAGCTGACTGGCGAATACATTTATGAAAAACGTGTTCTGCGAGACCACATGAGTGTGGCCAAAATCAATGATTGGCTGTACGCCAACATGGGGCCGAACAGTGCCTATATCTATATGCACTGCCATCAGGACAAGGAGGATGCCACATGACCGGGCGGCTGGTGGACATGGCTTTTACCCTCGGCGGGAAACAGAGGGTCACGCTGGAACTCAACGGTGACTTCCGGGAAATCTGGGACAAGCTCCATCAGGAGCCGATTCTGGACGTGGAAATCAAAAAGCACAGGGAAAAGCGTAGCCTGTCGGCAAATGCGTATTTCCACGTTCTGTGCAACAAGATTTCTGCGGAGACCGGTGA